GGACACGACTTCCACACCGGGCCATGCGAGTTCATCGGTGCGTGCGATGGATGCGACAGGCACGTTTGCTTTTGCCACTGCCCCGACGGTGAACTGGACGGAGACCGATGAGCGCGGACGCTGCAAGTAAGGCTGCGGAGCGTGAACAGTGAGTGAGTGTGAAACCCGATGGGGGAATTATTCGGATGACTGAAATGAAACTAAATCCAGCGGAAATGGCGAAATTATCTGAAAAGTCCTACCTGGACCCGCACGGCATCCTGCGGTCGAAGGTGGACGGTTCGGTGGTGGTGTGGCATTACAACAAATGCACCGTCACCGGACTCGTGCCAGCCGATATCGTCTATGCCGACGACGGCGCTCCCTGGTGTCCACAGTGCTGGCAGAAGAAGCGGCTCAAGGAATTTTTCGGTAAAGCCTAAATTTGACTTTGTTTGACTTTCATTAGGCTTTACCGCCCCCGTAGCCCAACCGGCAGAGGCAACAGACTTAAAATCTGTCAAGTGTCGGTTCAAATCCGACCGGGGGCACGTTTTTGGTGTGCCACTTGTGGTGACCACATCTTGTGGCGGTGTGCCTAGGCACGCCATACATATTGTGATAGACCGACGAAAGGACTTCTATCGCATAGGCTTTCGCTTTTAAACGTGGAATCAGAAGAAAAAATCCAAAGGAGCCTTATCAGTGTCAGTTCGACACCTGAACCCCTTCCGCGAAACAGCCCAACGCTACCGGGCAAAGTATTGGGCGGGCACCCTGCCCATCCCCTACCGCGAAAAGCACCCGCCACCAACCGGATTCACCGGCCACGCCGCGCCCTACCCCACCGCAGTGCAAATCCAGCAATGGTGCGATGACGGTGGGCGACACAACATCTGCCTGCGTCTGGCGGGAGTAGACAAACAATATGAAGTTATCGGAATCGACGTAGACCACTACATTTCCGGTGGAAAGGACAAACGCGGTGGCGATCAACTTGAAGCGTTGGAAGAACAGCTTGGCAAACTACCTGAAACGTGGGTTTCGTCAGCTCGTTTTGACGGGATATCGGGAATACGGTATTACCGTGTGCCTCGCGGATTGGCCTTCAGAGGCAAAATTGATAAAGACATTGAATGCATTCAAAAAGGACATAGATTCGCTGTAGTCTGGCCGTCCAAACACCCAGACGGAGGAACCTATCACTGGTTCGCTCCCGGCTCGCCGCTGACGAAAGAAGGAATCGGGCCGGTTGAGGAAATTCCCAACGCTCGCGAACTACCGCTGCTACCGGAAACCTGGTTGAAATTTCTCACACAAGACAAAATGTCGGCTGGCGAACTAGATCGCATCGACATGGATTCGTCAGTAGACGAAATCTACAAATGGGCCGATGACATACTAGGCGGCAGCGAGCCAGACGGCACACCGGTAGAGATGTGCGCTCTCATGCAAGACAAGCTAGAGAAGCACAAGAAAAAGATTGCAGAAGATGCCACATCACACGACAAAATTGTTAACGCTCATTTCAATCTTTTATCGTTGGCAGCGGAAGGACATCTTGGCTGGGTTAAAGCCCTCAACGGAATCGAACAATTCTGGGTCAACGACGTTATCGCCAGAGATAAACGTGGAAGAGACGAATTAATCCACGAAATCTGGCGAAGCCGCACCAACGCGCTACGCAAGCTCAAAGCCAAATGTGACGCGCGCATCGCTATCGGAGCCACCCCCATCGACCCGCCATGCACCACGGTCGGTTGTAGCGGAGCGAAGGGCGCGAGCAACGCCCCCAGCGCCGGGGGGGCTGGCGGCACTGTCGCTGGCACTGTCGCTGGCACTGTCGCTGGCAGCACTGGCGGCGCTGGGGGAGCCAGCGGTGGTGGAGGCGTAGCCCCCGAAGACACCGACCTAGACGACATACCGCAAGGGGTTGGAAAACCCGTTGGCGACTACAGGATGAATGACGACGGAAATGCTGAGCATTTTGCTGATCTTTTCACTTCTCTTTCAAGTGGGATCGGTCCTAGTGTCCGATACGCAAAAGGCAGAGGATGGATCATTTGGCATGACGGTGAAAACCCTCACTGGCAGTTAGATTCTGACGGCGACCAGGAAATGCGTCGCATGTGGCAGCGCGTCAGAAACAGACAAGAGGACTACGCCGAAAACGCACTCTATCCGGCATTTATTGCAGACCTGAATAATTTTCAAAACGGTGTAGGCGGTGTCACAGCCGCAGACGTGAAAGCGTCTAAAGCACGCTACGAACGATGGCGACGATTCGCAGAGCTAAGTGGTAATAATAAAAACGCAGAATCAGCCATTCGCGCCGTGGCATCAATCGGTGGCGTTGCCATTGATGTAAACGAGTTGGACGCAAATCATCGCCTCATGGGTGTGAAGAATGGAGTTCTGGAACTAGGGCTGGACGGAGTGTTTCTCCGAAAAGCCAAAGCAACAGATTACATTACCCTAAACACAGGGGTCGAATGGAAGAAACCATCCGCTTTCTCCATGGATATCTGGAAAGGGTATTTGGACACCTTTTTGCCAGACCCAGAATTGCAGCGAGCCGTACAGGTCATCCTGGGACACTGCCTGATCGGCGGCAATCCCGAAAAGGTTTTGATCGTTTTCAAGGGCGGCACCAACACCGGCAAATCCACCATGATTTCTGTTTTAGAGCGTGCCCTTGGGGATTACGCCGGAACCATCAACCCCACAGTTTTCCAGAACCACAAATTCAACTCTGTGTTGATTGATGCGCTGCCGAAGAGAATGGTGATGTGCTCTGAATTTGAGGAAAACGACAATTTATCGGCAGCTATGATCAAACGCATCACTGGCGGCAACGATGTGGTGACGCAGGAATTGAAATTCTCTAACGCTAAAGTTTCTGGAGTTCCGCAATTTGTGGCGATCCTCCCAACCAACGAAACACCATCCATTGAAGGCAACGATGAAGCACTTAAAAATCGTTTGCTCGTCATTCCCTTTAACGTGACACCCGCCAAGATAGACAAAGAAGCAGCCAACATCGTCAGAAACACTTGTCCCACGGCTGTATTGAACTGGCTTGTCGAAGGATATGTCGAATATCGACGTTTGGGATATCTACCCAGAGTCACAGAAATGGAAGAAGCGACAGAAGAATTCGCTGCCGAATTGGATGAAGTAGCAACGTTCGCACGCGACGTTTTGCAATCGCACTCAGAAAGAAAACAAATTCACTACCTCAACATGCCACAGGAATGGTGCGTTCAGTCGGGCAATCTATACGCCAGATTTGAGCAGTGGTGGCGAGATAACAAGATGCCAGAGCATCAGAAACCGTCCATCATCCGGTTCACCCGGCGGCTCAAGGCTCTGGGTTTCCAGTGTGTGCAGAGAAGAATCGGAGAGGGAAACGGGAAATTCTGGATCGGCGTGAAGATCAAGTCGCGGATCGACCGCGACGTGATCCCCATGGGGTCGGGTTTGAGCCGGGTGGTTTCAGGATTAACCGGAAACCAGGGTTCGGATGACTGAAGCAGAAACCGCAGGTCAGAGGCTATCTTTTTCTATGTTTCTACTTTTTTCTACTTCTAATAAAGAGTTATATATAGATATATATAGAGAGATAGAGGCAGTACGTGTCACGTGTTACGTGTGTATAAAGATTGACCCCCAAATCGGTGGAAACCCAGAAACCCGCAGGTCAAGCGGATATTTCCCGAAACCGAAAGGGAAACTCTTGAAACAGGGCAAAAAGATGGTGTGGAGGTCTTGCGTGGCGGGTAAGGTTGCGGTATGAGCAGACCGTTGTCGTCAGGCCGACCGGGCAAGAGCGAAATGAGCCATGGGGATGGGGCTTACGCGCATCCCGACAGTGACTTCCAGACGGCCCGTGGGCTTGTGTTTGGGGTCGGGGAGGATAAACGGGACGCGAACCGGGATTACAGGGCGCAGAAGCGGCTTGACGCGACCAATCCCGAAGAGGCGGTCGAAGACATGTTGCACGTGTTGGGAAATCCTGATAGCTTTGGGCCAGGACCAAAACTCGTTAAAGAATCCAAGAACGTACCCACAGGAAATTACAAACAATCCACATATCGCTACGGTGTAAATAGACAAGAATAAATATTAAACTATATTAAGCTTTTTCGTGTCGTGAGGAAGTGTAAAAACGAAAGAACGTGGACGTGGAGCAGCAAAAGGTCACAAGCGACTTAGATCGTGGTGTCACATTCGGTGTAGCTGATGGACCTGACAAGTACATTGAAGAACTTGATCGCGTAGTTCCGACGTTCATTGATCCAAGAGAAGATTTAATACCAGCGAAAGCACATCAATTTAAACGAGTCAGCCATCACATACCATTTGATGTACGAGGCGACTTTAAACCAGAACAATGGCCCGACGCATTTCGTGAAAAGATTGAATACCGGGTAAATGAAGACGGATTTGTTCTATGTTCAGCGACTACTAAAGGAACCGGAGAACCATGCCAGAACAAGGCGGTCAACCGGACGCGGGTGTGTCGCTTCCATGGCGGGGCGCTTCACCCGTTGGATAAGAAAATCTCCCCGCTCACGACGATTGAATCTCCGAAAGACCGGGTTGATGCACTGGATCGACCACAAAAATTCATGCAGGGATTCCTAGAGGTTGAGGATTTAACCGACGAGGAAATCCAAGGCATGTTCATCTACAACAATGCCGGTCAGAAGGTGAAGTCCACCATTCTGGGTGCGAAGATCAACCAGAAGCTCGCACAAGAATTACACCGACGCATGAATCGTTTCCTGCAAACGAAGACCGCATCCATGCTCAACGTGATGGTGGACATAGCCGAATCGGAACTTGTTGAACCTGCCGACAGGATTAAAGCGGCTCAATGGGTTGCGGAGCGTACTCTGGGGAAGACACCCGATGTTCTAATTCACAGCAAGATTGAGGCTCCCTATGAAAATATTTTCGACTCTATTGATGCTGGTAGTCGAGAAGATTATCGAACGCAAGTTGGCAAAGCAGGACTGGAACTGGGTCGAGAACCTTACGAAGTCCTTGATGCTGAAATTATTGAAGAATCCGAAAATCCCGATTACGGGGGTAGTGATTCAGGGCGAGCCAGCGATGGTGAAAGTCACGGAACCGGCGAAGACGATGGGGCAAGTCTGGAATCTGCTAGAGGACTTGATCAACGTCGTGAAGAAGTAAGCTCTGGTAAGGATTTAAAAAAAGCCAGGGCGAAGCTGAAAAGCAGGCGTTTTGCTGCACGTGCTAATGGTGCAGCAACGCTGAAAGATTTACCTTGGGCTGTCGAATGGAAATTCCTTTCGACCAAGGGATGCTTTCGGATGAAGCTGGTGTGTCCAGACGATCAGACCGAAGCGAGACTTGCTAAGATCAAGGACAACAACGAGATAGCAGAAGCGAAAGCAGAAAGCTACAGGAGGACTCATGTCTCGCAACATTCCGGCTAGCCCGTCCATGACCGGCGTGCGCCCCATGATGAACAAGATGTACGACGGTCGCAACGTCGCCACCCGCCCCATCCCGCTCGTGGTGGACATGAGCGAACTGCGCGCTATCGCTGCTGCTGCGGCTGATCAGACTCCCAAGGGGCAGGTTGTCAACATGCCGTCGAAGCCGCGTCCGACCGCTGCCGACACCATTTTCGGTGTGCAGGTTCCGCGCAGCGCAAATATCAACGGAGCGGGTATTTTCGATCCGTCTGCTGGGATTGATCATCTTCCCGGCTAACACAAAGGCTCCCCACCTGATCCGGTGTGGGTTAGAGGCGCACGTTGGGTTCCACGGTCCCAGCGTGCGTTTCTTTTTGTAAAGGAGAATGTTGTTTTTTAAGTTTGACAGAATTCAAAAACAAAATTGGACTTTTACGATTAAAACGGGTCGTTCGTGGAGCTTCAAGGTGCGGGAAGCCCCGATTTACCTCCCGGTGTATCGGATAGAATATCCGAATGGGTCTGTCGAAGTGGAGCATTTTAGACGCTGAGTACACCGACGAGCGTGGAGAAAAACGTCGGGTTTTTGAACCGCACGAAGCTCAACTGCGTGTCATGGAAGACCCAAGCCGTATGAAAGTTCTACCCTGTGGTAGACGGCTTGGAAAATCTAATATGGAAGCGCATGAATTGATTCCGTATGCGTTTCTCGCACGTAAGCGCGCTAACTGGCTTAAGAGCGAGGGTAAGCGCATGGAATACTGGATAGTTGGGCCTGAATATGCCGACTCAGAAAAAGCATTCCGCGTGTTCTATGACAAATGCTCAAAACTCGGAATGCCGTTCGACCGGCCTGGGACTTATTACAGTGTTCAAACTGGTGATATGGTGGTTTCCCTGTGGGACGGAGCTTTTATATTACAGGCTAAATCAGAAAATCGACCAAACTCTCTCGTCGGTGAAGCACTCAGCGGAGTCATACTTGATGAAGCTGCGAAAATGAAACAAATTACGTGGGATCAGTTGATTCGCCCCACCCTAGCTGACTTTGGCGGGTGGGCGATCTTCACCAGCACCCCTGAAGGAAAGAACTGGTTCTATAAACTGTATATGGATTCGATTCAGCCGAATAATGAGGGCTGGAATGGATTCAGGATTCCATCGTGGAAGAATCCGCACGTTTTTCGTGGAAAGACGGAGGACGCAGACGTAAAACGTTTGCTTCAGATCATGAACGAACACCCTGAATTGTCATCTTTTGAGGTTATTCGCAGTGAAGGGCTGGTGATCGACAAAGAAATCGCACAGATGGCGAATGATTTGACGATCCCCATGTTCCAACAAGAGGTTGCAGCAGATTTCACCGATTTCGTGGGAAAGGTGTTTAAAGAATTCGATGAGGAAACTCACACGCGACTCATTCGCTACAACCCGGCATGGGAAACCGTGGCAGCAGTGGACTACGGATATCGTAACCCCAGTGTTTGGCTTCTTATTCAAATTGGCCCGTGGGGTGAAATCAATGTCATTGATGAGCTATACCAGGAAAATCTCGCACCAGATGAATTCGCACACGAAATTCTTCGACGAGAATTGCTCCCTGATAGCTGTACAGAATTCTTCCCCGACCCCGCGAGTCCTGGGGATACAGCGGTCTTGGAAAATATATTCCGTAGAGCCGGGAAGCGCGTTAAAGCTCGCCCCCACACCGGCGGCGAATTATCTAATCGGCTCAATCTCATCAGGTTAGCGCTAAAAAATCGTGTGACAGACACCGAATTATCGTCGGAACAGTGGAAATCACACCCCACAGCGCAAGATCGTATGCGCCCACGACTCATGATTTCTACGAAATGCGTAAATATGATCTACGAAATGGGTCAATACCGGTATCCAGAGAAGAAAAACGAGCAAGTCGAGGTTTCTACAAAGCGTTTTGAACTGCCTTTGAAGAAAGATGATCACACACCGGAGGCTTTAGGCCGCTTCTTGGCGGGTAGATACCATTCGGCGGCTTCTCAGCACGGTGGAACAACAAAAATTTCTCACGCCAAGTTCCTGCGAGGGCTTGGGAAAGATAAAGTCGGCTATGGAACGGAGCCTGCCGGTATCGGTGGCAGGCACACCGGCAAGCGTCGTGGTGCGTGGATGGGCTGAAGGTAGGATAAGCGAATGCCGTACAACCTTAAGCAATACAGTGCAGCGCTGGATTTTATTAGTTCCGGCGATGCGAACGTGGCGAACAGCTTGGATCAGCGCAGAATTGGTGCGTATGACCTCTACGAAAACATGTACATCAATTCGACGCAAACGTTGAAGATTGTTTTACGTGGGGATGATAGCCACCCGATTTTGATGCCTTCCGGCAAGAAGATCATTGAGGCGACGAATCGTTTTCTTGGTATCGGCTTTGATTTTTTGGTGGCGCCGGTAGGGGATGCTGGAACGCAGGAACTTCTTAACCAGTGGTGGGGAGATTTTTTCAAGCGGGAGGCGATGCGCGCCAAGTTCGCGTCAAATAAGCGTTGGGGCTTGGTACGCGGGGATGCTGCATTTTATATTTATGCGGATGGAGGGAAAAGTCCCACTCAACGTATCAGCATTGCAGAATTAGACCCTCGCCAGCTTTTTGAAATTGAAGATTCTAACGGCAGTGTTGTCGGAGTGCATATCGTGGATACGATTCAGGATTTCCGCGAACCCGACAAGCCAGATAAGAAAATTGCTCGACGCAGAACTTTTCGCAAAGCCTATGATGAGCTTGGTGCTCCGCTGGGCATCACCATGGAACTCAAGCATTTTGAAATCGGTAAGTGGGATGACCGGTCTGCTTCACTCGCAGAAAAAATGGAGCCGGTTGCCTATCCTGATTTTGATGTGGAGCCTTTCGCGCTTCCCCCGACGATCACTCAGTTGCCGGTCTATAAGTGGAGAAACAATCCTCCGCAGAATTCTTCTTGGGGACACTCTCAACTGACCGGGTTGGAAACCCTGCTGTACGCCATCAACCAGTCGCTCACCGACGAGGACGCGACGATGGTGTTCCAAGGCTTGGGGATGTACGTGACCAGCGCTGCCCCGCCACAGGACAGCGAGGGTAACACCACAGACTGGTCTATCGGACCTATGCAGATCATTGAAATTGGGCAAGACCAACGTTTTGATCGGGTGACTGGCGTTTCAGATGTTTCTCCGTATCAAAACCACATGAATTTCATTGATGAAAAGGGTTTGAGTGAAGCTTCAGGAACTCCTGCGGTTGCTATTGGCAGAGTAGATGTGGCTGTTGCGGAATCGGGAATTTCTCTGCAATTGCAACTCATGCCGCTCTTGGCGCAAAACGCCGAAAAAGAACAAGAGTTAATTGTTGTTTTGGATCAGATGTTTCATGATATTACAACGATGTGGCTTCCGGCTTACGAGCCGGAACTTTTTCCCGATCCCGCTGTTATGGCAACCATGTCGGTGGTTGCCGTTTTTGATGACCCCATGCCCAAGAATCGGGACGCTCAGGTTCAGGAAACGTTGCTCTTGGTGACCTCTAATTTAATCTTGACTAGTATGGCTGTGGCTAAGCTGCGGTCGCTGGGTTGGGAGTACCCGTCTGTTGATCCCATGACGGGGATGCCGCTCACTGACGACATGATCGCGCAGATGTTGACTGATCAGGCGGCTGCGAACGCAGCGGCGATGGACCCGTTCTCCGCAAGCTTGGCGGGTGACCAAGGTGGTCAAGAAACGCCCGACATGGGAAATAATCAAGACCAAACTACTTTTGAGCTTGGTCCCTAGTAGAATCTAGTGCATGGCTAGATTTGGGGTTAAGCGACGTAAACGCTTCTCCATTTTGACGAAAATTGTCTCAAGTAAGCGAGGCAATCGCCTTATCATTTTCACACCTGGCTTAAAGAAGCGATAGACATGGCTCGACGTTATGTGATGACAGCTAGGCGTAAGGCTGCGCTGCGTAAAGCTCAATTGGCTAGCGCGAGAAAACGAAAAGGTAGTCGTCGTCGCAAGGTAGTCGCTGGTGTGGTTGGTGTGGTGGCTGTTGGCTCTGTTTTGGGTTACCGCTCATATAACACAAAAGTTGAAATAGCTCAAAGAAAACACCTTGAGTATAAAGCGTGGAATAAACGTGTTTCGTCTTTATGGGTTGAGTTTGACTCAGATTACGAAACTGCTAGAAAGGCAAGGCCGCATAAGCAGCCTCGTAGGTATAAAAAAAGACCTGCAAGTATCCAAAGCCTGGAAACAATTAGAAATGTTCGCGCACAAAAATACGGGGTTGCTGGTAGGGGGGCGAATCTTTTTGGGAGAGCTATCACAAAGCCCAGTCCGGTTTTTGTAAGAACTAGTAAAATACATGGGCCTATGCGTGCGCCAAAACTGTCACACATCCGAAAATACCCTCGTGGTAGGGGTTATGATTTTTTGGTTGGAAAGCGCAGAGTTTCTGTTGATTTCACAACGCCTGCGCGCCGACGCCTGATCGAAAATTACAGATAGACGTGAGAATTTTTAAATGATGCACTCAGGGGCTGACGTATGGCGAAAAAGAAAAAACGCGGTACGTACCGTGGCTTCAAAAGCAAAAAGCAGTGGCGCTGGGCTTTCGCAACTAAACAACCTTGGGCACGGGAAAAGGCTCATAAAACCAAGGGTGGGAAAAAGGTGAGATACCGCAGGCTTCCAGAATCAAAGCATTCTGGCTTAAAGAAGCGGTAGATCATGGCCCGCTATGTCATGACAGCGCGCCGAAAAGCCGCTTTGCGAAAAGCTCAGTTGGTGAGCGCCCGTAAACGTCGTGGTCGCAAGTTGAGCCGTAGGAAAAAGGCTGTTGTTGGTGCTGCTGTGGTTACCGCTGGTGCGGTAGCCGTGGGTGGGGTCGCTTATAGGTCTTACGACAAACGCAACAACATAACTCTTTATCATGGAACGAGTAAAGCTGCGGCTCGCAGTATTCGTAAAAATGGCTTCCGTGGAGCCAGTGCCAATGATGAATATTATGCTTCATCTGGAACTGTTGGACGTGTGTATTTTACGAATAATAAAAAGCTCCGTGGAGAATTCGGTGAAGCCACCGTAAAGATTAAAATGTCCAAAAAGGACTATTCAAGGCTGTCTAAGCCTGATCCGCTTGCTCACTTAGGTGGATATTCGTCTTTCGTTACTTTAGATGCGAAAGATATTCGTCGGTACAAGCCTCGCAGGTCAAGGCAAACTAGCGTGCGTTATCAAGTTAAAGCGGGTATTAAAACCGTTAAGAGAAAAACCAGAAGAAAGAGGTAAATCATGCCTAAGCGGAGAATGACTCCTGCTCGTCGCAGGCAAATTATTTTATGGAGCGCTGCTGGTAGGCGTAGCCGTCACCGAAATAAGCTTCCTGGTGGACCGACTTTTGCCGCCGTTAAGGTTTTTCCGAATGGTCGCCGTTATATCAGTGTCGGGCAAAGTCCTGGCGCTAGAGCAAGAGCAAAAATGAATTACGGCGGGAGTTCTCTTGTTAGCGGCCCAAGGAGAAATACTGCCTATCCTCACGGTCGTGGAGGCCCAGGCCCGATTATGTACCGATGATTAATGGGCAGGCCGACGCATGGCAAAAGCAAAAAAGAAGCGGAAAGCAACATACCACGGCTTCAAAAGTAAAAAGCAATGGCGTTGGGCTTTCGCGTCAA